CAATTCTTTGTCTACATCATCAACAAACGGGTGGTGTGCCAAAATTGTGCGGTCGGAAACAAGGCCCACACTGTCTTTGCACTGCTGGATCAGTTCGCTGTTATTAATCAGTACATTTCGGTTAAAGGTAATCTTCACCGGCACACCGTCAAAATTACCCACCCCGCTATTCGCAAGGTGGGCATTGACGAACCAGAGCAGTTCTTCAAGACTTGCCTGAAACTCAGTTTCCATGGCGTTGGCGTCCAGGTCAATATCTGAATACATAGACTGGATATTCATCTGGTTCGGGTTTCCGTTCAGCCGGTCGTCTTTAGCATCATAACCGCGGGCATTTTCAATCAACGCCTGTTTGAAGAGGGAAAGGATTGTTTTATAATTTTCAGCATTTAATTCGATATTCAGCGTGCTGACGCCGCCGCCCGGGCTGCCGGTGTCATTCCGGACTTTCACAGCACCATAGGTTGCAAGGTTACGCCGCAGCTCACCAAGGTCGGTTCCGTCGTAATTAACAACGACAAGAATGGTATTACGCGGATCTTCCAGCATTCCATTTTCAAACGCACTCTCCATCAGATTGATAGCGTCCTGCAAAGGCTTCACACGGCAAATCAACGGGATTTCTGCGGCGTTGGCCTTCCACGCCACAAGCGGAATCTTCGACCAATTCAGCGACTTGCCACCAACTGTAGCGTAAGGCGTATGGAATGGGGTTTCCGGAGTCAGCAGCCCATTCTCTAACGCGAAATAGTCGACGCCGCCCAGCGTGAAGACTTCAACGTGCTCCACAATCTTTTCAGTTTCACCCTCGTACGCTTCAACTTCGTATAAATAAATTGCAGCGTCCAGCCGTGTGTGTTCCGCGTCTGCCCAAAACGGCAGAACCTGATACGGTTCAAACCGGCGAAACTGAAATGCACCGTAATCGTTATAATACGGCATCAGCCATCCGATACCGCCGTTCAGTGCGTCCTCGCCAAGGAGGCGAAGCTGCCGCAGAAAGTGCGCACCGAAAATCTTTTGAAGCGCGGCGGTATAGGCCTTGTCCTCACTATCAAAAGTCGGGGGCTTCCCCAGCAAATAATCCGTCTTCTGGTTCACCATTCTTGCATATTGGTTATCTACGATTTGCGCGTTCGGCAGGTTATGTACCACTTCCAGCTTACCATCTTTCCCTATTGCCGTGCGCTGGTGGTACAGAATGTCCTGCTCGCCGCGCTGGTACTTGGCACCGGTAATCTGTGTCCGGCGCTGCGGAGACTGCTTCCACTGCTGAATCTGCCGGGTAAGAAACTGCCGGTCGCTCATCTGAGAGGCCGCCCCTGCCTGAATCATCCCGTTAATTAGGGTCGTTTCTGTTTCGCCGTCAAAAAAATATGGCGTACTGTATCACCTCTTCTACTCAAAGCTGAATGTCGGGCCTTGCAGGATGGTATTCACAAAATATCGGATGTCATCCATCGCGTGGTCGTTTTCTTTTATCGGCTTATCCTCTGCTTTTTTGTCATCCCAGCGGTAGGATTTGAATTCTGTAATTGCACCGGAGCAGTTTTCGCAAACCACAATTTTACCATCATGGAAAGCCGCAGCAGTACGTCGAATACCATTCAGAACATCGTTGTTTGCCGGGCGCACATAGAATTTTCCATGCCTGCGTATGCAGGCGATGAAAGAGGCCGCCGACGGGTCAATTACAACCGCCTGAATCTTCCGGCCACCCGCAAGCTTTTCCAGTGCAGCGTAGTATTCTTCGTCTGTGCGCTGCGACTGTGTATCGCGGCCACTGTAGTAATACTCGTCACAGCGGTACCACACGCCCTTGCATAGTCCCCACAGCCCCATACTGCAAGGGTTCAGTGTGCCATAATCGCAGGAAATGTAATATTGCACATAGTCACGCGGCTGGTTCGGTACAATGCCCTGCCCGTTCGCTTGTTCCGGGTAAATTAATCCTTCCGCCACTACCCATTTACCGAGTATATAACGGTCATAGAATACGCCGGAATACATATTTTCATAGCGCTGCCGGACTTCCGGTGAAAGCGTCAAGTTGTCATCCATCGAAAAATGCAGATGCAGGGTATTCTTTTTCTTCGCCTGCTGTACCCATTCCAAATAGAACCAATGTGCCGGTGATTCTGGGTTGCAGTTGAACCAAAAGCGGCTGCCCGGAACGCTGCATCGGGCAAGAGCCTGCTCCACAAAACTGCGCGGCATCAAGGCTACTTCATCAAAAAGCACACCGGCAAGCGTCATACCTTGAATCAGCATATAAGAACTCTCGTCGCGTCCACCAAACATGAAATAGCTGTTCCTATGCTCACCGGCAGAAATAATCAGCTTGTTTTCACTGCGCCGCTCTTCTACTTTGAATATTCCCTCCAGCCAGTGAGACATTTGCAAAATAACGTTGCGCCGCAGGGATTCAATCGTCTTGCCACAGATGGCAAAAATCTGACCGTTAAACTGCGTCATACTCCACATAACAAATCCAGCCGTCATGGACAGAGTCTTACCCGACCGAATCGAACCATCACACAGTATGGCATCATATCCGGCGTACCGCGGCAGCTGCCACCATTCCATTGTAATCAGCTGCTTTTGGCTGAATCGTCCGTACTGCACGCAGCGTCAGCTCCCTTCGCGCTTTCCCTGATTTCTTCAAGCAGATTGTTTTCTGCCTGGTCGGTCTGTGTGTTCACTGGGTGGTCGCGCCACTTGTCCGGTCGACGGTTCTTCAGCCACATGGCGGCCGCTCCGGTGTCGGGGGCAACCATTTTTGTAACGCGCTTGGTCTCAATGCCGCCTTCCAACGTCACTTCATCGTACTGAAAACCTTTTGCCCGCTTCAAAAGTGCATTCTCGACCTCAATATCAACGACTTCTTTGCCTCTTTTTAAGGTGTCCGATATGTCCGGATACTTCTTCTTCCAAGCAGCAAGAGTAGACCGGCGAATTCCCATGTTGTGGGCAAGCTGCTCATCAGTAAGGCCGTCCCGCGCCCAAGCTTCCAGAAGTAGTCGGCCGTCTTTTGTCAGCCACTTTTGATATTTGCCTTTCGCCACATGGCTCACCACCTCGTTTCAAACGTTTTTGCCAATAAATATCCGCCCTGTGTTCTGCCGGCCCGTAGACACGGACATTGAACGCAGGACGGTAATGGGATTTCATAGGATCACCACCAAAATGGCATAAAAAAGGACGCCGCGATGGGCGCCCCAGAAAATGTTAAATAATGTTGAATATTAGAAAATTAAATGATATAGTAATGACAAATAAAAAATATTGGAGGTATTTAGAATGTCAAGAAAAAGTTATTACTATCCAGCTCTAAAATGGAAATTAGGCGAAAGGGAGGCATTAAAGCAAATTTCAACGCCATCTGATTCTTTTATACCAATTTTTGAACTTGTCGAAGACTCATACACAGGCATTGAAGATTTTTTTAAAAAAACTGCATCTTGCTATAATGGGAAATTTTATTTTGACACAATTTGCATTGATGATAGCGAAAGAAACATTTTAAAGAATCTTATTCGCTATGCCTCTCAGCATTCAATAGAAGCATATCCAATTATGTATCCAGAAGATATTAAATCCGGATTAGTACAACAGGTTTCCTGTCAAGTAAGCAACTTTGGATTTAACATCCCAATACCTGAAGGTTCTCTACCCAATAGCCAAATTGTTTCGGATTTGCTTCCGTATGCAGAAAAAACGAACCTCTTTCTTAATGCAGGAATTATTGTTACAGAGCAAAATGATAATTTAATTACTTTTGCATGTACTGATTTCATTAAAAAAGAGGAAAGTAAATTAACAAATTTCTACAAAGTCACATTTGCTGCTTGTTCAATTCCAGAAGAACTAAGCAATGTTGAATCAGGCGGAACCGAATATTTTACACGCTACAGCATAGACGTATTTGAGCGTCTAATCCAAACATATAAATCTCATTTGCTTATTAGTAAGCTTTCATACTCTGATTGTGGTTCTGCCGGATTATCATATGTTAAGTTTGACCCAAGAACAATGAGAGTATTGCCAAAAATAAGGTACACAACCAATAAATATTATATTGTGTTAAAAGGTAAAAAAGATTGGACTACCAGCGCAATGACTAAGGGGTATAAAGAATTAGCACGTGAAGTCGTAAACTCTAAATACTACTACGGAAAAGATTTTAGTTATGGTGATGAAAGGATATATGAAAAAGCAAATGACCAAAGCTCTGGAGTTGGGAATAATTGTCAATGGGTAACATACACTACTAATCATCACATAGCTGTGTTAGTGGCACAGCTCTCCAGTTTACTCGGTGTTTGAGAGTACTTCTAACAAAGCCATTAATAGTTGTACGGTCAATATTTTGTGCAGCTATTTCAGCAAGTTTATATCTGCTTTTTGATTTTAATCCTCTAACTATTTCTGTGCTTTCACAGATAAGTTCTATAAGCTCGTCTTTCCATAACAAATTAGCTAATTGCACACAATTTACATGATGGTTTACTTTCGGCCTACGCCTTTCCTTTAGCGTAGACCCATTTTTTGTTTTGTCAATGCAGTAGATTCCCCACCACTTAGGTATAATCTTTCGAGCTTGTTTCAAATGTTCTTTGCAAGTAATAAGTGTCATAGTGTCGAAGACTTCATTGTATGATGGGACCTGTCGAGGCAACCTTTCCAGAGTATCCTGCGGGCTTTTAATTTCATATCCGTGTAATTGGCCATTTACAATTGCAATATCGGCTCTGGTGAACCCGCCACAAATATCAAGTTCACTAATTAGATAAGTATCATCATTGTTAAAAGCTGGTACTCGTGAAAGAGCTGAAATCAACATTTTCCTCATGTCTTTATCATAAATTGCCATTACTATCACTCCATCATATATGCTTTGCTTATTATAGCAGTTTGATAAAAACTTTTCCATACTCAGATTAGCAAAATCTAAATAAAATTGTTTCAAGCTCACGCGGCCTGCCGGTGCTACCCCGGCATTAATGCACTGTCAGCCGCATATATTGCGCCGCCCACTGTTGCAGGCGGCGCATAAAAGGAAGGAGGTTTGTCAGCCCGATATTCATACCGCCTCGGCGCCGGGCGATGCATTTTTTGTCCGTTCAATCGCTGTTTTATAATATTCTGGATCCGTTTCGAACCCGGTGTACTTTCTCCCGCTCCGGATACAAGCAACCGCCGTCGTACCGCTGCCCATGCAGCTGTCAAGGACAAGCTCGCCGGGATTCGTGTAAGTTCGGATGAGATATTCAAACAGTGCCACCGGCTTCTGCGTCGGGTGCAGGCCCCGCTCGCATTTTATTTCAAGCAACTGGCGCGGGTAATGAACGATGCAGGTTTCTGTATCTTTCCCCAGGCTGCCATCCATCCGGTAAACCGAATCGCCGTGCTTTGGAATCGGCTTTCCCCGGCGCTTTATTGGCTTATCAAGTACGATTATGCCCTGAGGGTTGTATGTAGGTGCGTGCTTATAAAATACGCAGACTTCCTCGATGCACCGCAGCGGCTGATGCTTTGCAAATGCAAAGCCAGTCGCCATATTTTTGTACCAGTACCAGCAGTACCGAAAAATCTTTGGCTGGCTGGAGATTAGCCGTGTCGTAAATGGTTGGGCGGCTGTCAGGGCAATTGCGCCGTTGTCCTTGATAATCCGTAAATACTGTTTCCACAGCTTATTAAACGGAAGAAGGCTGTCCCACCGGCAATCCGTTATGCCATACGGCAAGTCGGAAAGTATCATGTCTATACTTTTGTCTGGGTACATACTCATACCCGCGATGCAATCCATGTTAAATATTTTGTTAATGTAGTTCATGCGGCTCCTTCCCGTCGGAGCCCGCACACTAAGGCATGAAAAAAGCGCCCGGCCATCGCCGAACGCCTTTCTGAAATTCCTTGATTATATTGTAGCACAAATAAAGTACCGGGAAAGTCCGGTTTTGTCCGAAAGCGTCCGGCTTTTTAGCGAATCATTCCCGGAAAAACGACCTGGTCGGCCAACACCATTAGCTGCAGCAGCGCAACCCGTACCCGCTCAAGGACTTGGCTTTTGCTGTAATTTACTTTGTCGGCAATCTCTTTCCATGTCGGCCGGCGGCTGTATTTTCGGTTCTTCGGATCCCCCATGTACCGCAGCTCCAGTATGTACCGGTCAAC